CTACCCTTCCCAACATACGCGACAGTTCCAGCCGGATAATCCCCATCCTGATGTCTTATGTATTCGTAAACGTAAAAATCATTCATGGCTATTAGTTATATACCAATAGTCCATTCGTCAACCTATGCCGCGTCTGGGTTGCGCCGCCTAAACACCGCTTCGCCTTCCGCATAGCGCTCTTTTGAGTTGGATTCCGCGTAGGTTTTATCCATTTCGCCCTTTCCGAAAGCCGGGTGCATGTGCTCAAAGGTTATCCGCTTGCGTGCGTCAATAACCACGCCGTCACGCCATGCGCGGTGCGTAAACTCGTTATCGGAGTAAACGCTCTTATACTCGTCCGAAAACATTTTCCGCCCTTGCCGCCCCCAGCGCGCGCGCGAAAGAATCGCCATGCACAGAAGCCCATCCGTGCGCACGCCGTCGCCAACCGCGACAACGAAAGGCTCGTCTAGCGACTTCCCCGCAAGCGAAAGCTCAGCAAGAATCGCGCGGTCCCACCCCTGCGACGGCTGCCAGTCATCCGACAACTGCACGAAGATTTTGCCGCGTGCAATTTCCGCGCCCTCATTCCACGCACGCACGCACCCGCCGCCAGCCTCAACGACAACGTGCCGGAACTGCTTGGCGACTGTCACGCTTTCGTGGTCGTCCGAGTCCACGCACCACACCGTTTCAATCGTTGCGGGGTCTTCGGCTAAATTTAGCCAGCGTTCACGGCAAGCAAGCGCGGCGTTATGGCGTCCGCGTGTGGCATGAATCAGCGAAATCAGCGGCATCTTTCCGCCATGAATCGCATCCTCTGCCTCCTCCGCTTGCCTCCCATTTATCCGCAGAAGGCGAGCAAGTAAATCGAAGTGCCCCCAGCCATACCACTTCCCGTCATAGCACCAAGGGCGCAGCTCAGCCGCGGGCGGGGGAACGTGCCCCATGCGCTCAACCAACGCCAGCGCATCGGTCATGCGGCCCTCTTCCATCCGCAGCAACGCCAAGAAGGCCAGAGCCTCGCGGCATTGCGGGTAAAGCGCGAACGCACGCGCCGCCCACGCCTCCGCATCACGGCGCGGACCCTTGCGCACGTTGTTGAGCGCAATCTCGTAACGGAAGGAATTGGGCAGGTTAGGCAGCGCCATTGCCGCGTCTCCCCACGTCTTAGCCTCTTCCCATTCGCCTTTGATTGCGTGCTCCTGATGTATGTAGAACGCATTCAGGGCGGCATTGGCCATCTGTCCTTTCAGGATCCGCATATTGCGGTCCTTTGAAAGCGGCTTGCTCGCGTGCGGAGAGTGCCGCCAGACAGGTGAGTCCATAGCCATGACCTTTTCACCCACTACGTTTTCGTGAATCGCGCCGGACCATGAGCACTTGCCCGACTTGAAAAGCTCTGCGCGGAATAGCCGCTCACGAATCGGACGCTTGCCCGTGCCAACTACGTCGTAAGCAAAGCCGTAGGCGTCGGCCTTGCCGCTAGCGGCGATAGTGCGCAGCTCTTCAATCGGCGTTCTCGGATCAACCGTGTCGTCGCAGTCTGCCCAGAATAGCCAATCTGGAGCAATTTCCAGCCCTTGAATAAAGCTCATATCGCGCGCTGCCGCGAAGTCATCAACGTGCGGCCAATCGTGCGCGTCTGATCCGTTTTTGTAGTGGTCAACCGTTATCGGCTTATCCAGTTCAAAGCAGACTGCGCGCGCGATCTTCGCCGTATCATCCGGCTCCTGGTTCCCCAGCGCTATCACTAGCGACAGCGAATCAAACGCGGGCGCGAACGCTCGCAAACAAGTTTCAATGTGCGCAGCCTCGCGGCCTGCGATCATACATAGGGTGATGTGGTTCATTTTTTTTCGCCCGCTTCCATTATTCTGTGTGTAATTTTCATGTGTTTTCTTCCGGTTTTGTCTGAATGATTCCCCGCACGCTGGCAATCACCAACTGCATAACGGACGTGTCCAATCCGTGATTGTCTGCGTTGTTCTTTGTCTCATGCCACTCAAAAACGCCGGGGCGCACCTCCTTCTTTTCCTCGCCCGCGATGTGCTCAAACCAAAGCGGGTTTGCATCTTCGGGAAGCATCCAAGTTATCCCACCCTCTTTCGAGAGCGCGGTTGAAAGCAAGTCCTTAAAATACTCGCCGTCGAATTGAGCATACGGCACAGTCGTCCCGTTGATCGGAGAAAGGAACACGTCGCTAGTTGGAAACGCCACGATCTTCCCGCTGGCCTCATCCCGCTGCGTCCACCGCTTCCGCTTCGTCTTGCTGCCCTCCAGCCCACTCCAACCGTAGTTCAAGCAATCGCGGTCAACCTCGCTCGGCATATACGCACGATCCTGTGCCACCGCCCAATCTTGCACGCCGTATTCAGCCTGCAACGTCCGCGCCATACCCAGCGAGTCCACGCGCCCAAAGAACAACTGCCGATAAGTAAGCGTAGGCTGCGTGCTCCATGCGCCAATCTCCACCCACCAATGGTCCTTCTGCCGGTCTAGCGTCATGTGCCGCCCCACCTCGCCCGCAACAGCCGCGCCCTTGTAAGTCTGCGTCGTGTATCCCGACTTCTCCGACCCGCTGAAAATCTCAATGGTGTTGTGCTCCTCCACCCAGAAGCGCGCCTCTTTCTTTTGCATGAAGTTTTTTCTCTCCGTCTCGTCTCCGGTCTTTGCAAATGCGTTCTCAGCCGCGCAGAACTGCGCCGCAAGCGTCTCCATCGGCAGCGCAACGATTGCCTCGTAATTGAACGACACGCGGCGGCGCGCGGGCTTCGCTCCGTCCGGCGTGAGGTATTGGCCGGACTGCCGCCACAAATGGCGGGTGCGGTCGGTGTCGGCGTGTTCATGCCCGCAATGAGGGCAGACGAATCGCGCCGTCTCTGCCGCCCTCTGCGTATTGAAAGTGCCGTCATCCCGCCGCGCGTCCTTCTCCCACACCACGCCCGCCCGCGTGCCGTCCTCGCGCTTGCAGCGAAACCGCAACGGCATGGGCTTACCGCATCCTTGGCAGTCCGCGTGCCAAAACTCGCGTGTTCCCGCATCAAAGCTACTCCATGCCGTATCTCCCTCAACCCCGCCTTGGCTGATGTCGAGAATGTGGCTGATGCCCTGCGCCTCGAAAGCCGACACGCGCGCAACCGCGTGAGGGTAAATCTCAGCCCAGCGCGGCATCCAGATTTCATCATTGATCTTCCACCGGATCGACTGGCTTTGCTGATGCGCCAAGTTCGCAGAGTTCAACACCAGGAACTGGTTGCCCATGAATATTTCCTGTTGCGTCCGTAGCGGACCTGCGCGCGGCAACAACCGAGCAACGCAGCCGATAGAATCAATCATCGGCATCATTCGCGTCTTGGCCTCCATCGCTGCCATCTCGTCGCTTTGAAACGTGAACGAACACGGCCCCGGATCGTTTGCGATACGATACGCAACCGCCAACTCCGCCAATAACGTGCCACCCGTCTGCACCGGCTTGATAAGCGTCGTGTGTCGGCACAGCGGATCAGTCAGCGTCTCAAACGGGCGTCTCAACCACGGCGAGTTCCTAATATCGAAACGCCCGCGAATGGGCGAACCGGGGATGTCCGTCACATGGTCACGCGCCCACTCGTAAATAAAACGCCGGTCAGGTCGCCCCGGTATAATGGCAATTGCAAGCTCGCGTCTCATGGCTGCTCAATCTGCAATGCCAGCTCTTTTGCCATAGCCTCCCTCAACTCGTCGTGAATCGCCGCCAGCTCCGCGCGCATCTCTGCTATGTCTTTTCCAACCAGCCGGGCGGGGGCTTCCTGATCCAGCTTAGACGTTAATGCGCTATCCCACTTCGCTGTTGCTACGCGCATGGCCGCCGTAACCTCTTCCATCGGTATCGTCTTTCCTTCCTGAATTTCGTTCTCCCGCTTCAACTTGCGCAGCTTCTCAATCTCAACCAGCCGCTTAACCTCCGTAATGTCAGCCGGTTCCTCTTGTCGGTTTTCCTCAACCCACTCCTCCCACTCCGCAACGTTCGGCGTTTTTGGCGTTCCCTCAATTCTGCGCCACTCGTAAATGGTTTGCCGCGAAACACCTAACCGCTCGGCAATCGCCGTCCAGTTAAGCTCCTCCGCGTCTTTTGGAAACTGTGTCTTACTGCGACTCAATCTCGTAATCCTTGGTTTGGTTTTTCATTCGTAGAAAATAGAGATAGGTATTTAGACC